TTGGTCTCGTAAAAGCTATTAAAAAAGCTTGTAACGGCATTAGAGGTATTTGGAACAGTATCAGGTATAGGAGATTGTATGTAGGGTTGTGTACTTGATCCACCATTAGGTTTATCATTACCGTAACGTAAGGTTTTAAAATCTGTTTTAAAATTTATTAACGGCATTGATTATCGTTTAGCTGATTTTAAATAATCTAAGTAAGTAGCTGTATCTCTTAAATTAGATACGTAGTCGATTGGTAATTGACTTGGCGGTACTACTATAGAGGCATTAGGTACAGAATAACCTCTTTCAACTACAGCTACGTTTTCAGGAGTACCTTCAAAAATACCTGTTGTAGTAGTTCTACCTTGCTTACTTAATTGCGATTTTTTTATTTGATCTAATAGTGCCATAATAAAGTTTATTTCATTTTTGTACCTTGGTTCAACATAATTTGCTCCATTGTAAAGGAAGCATGTTTTTGTCCATCCATATTCAATACTCCGTTAATATTTAATACTTGCGGTGTAGTATTAGTAGCTGCAGGTACAGCAGCTTGAGCTTGTTGGTTTGCTGTAATCGGGTTTAGAGGCTGTGTCATTCCAGCTTCCGCGCTTGGTGTTGTGATACTTGGTGCTCCGCCTCCGGCTCCCTGAGCTAATCCATCTAACCAATTATAAGCTTTAACTCCAGCATAGATGCCGGCAGCTGCTCCTAATACAGGAACTGTACTTAAGGAAGCTACTATACTTGCTACAGCTCGAGCTATAGACAGAGATACTAATACCTTCATTACACTTACTACTGAGCTTAATATTTGTGGAAAGCGTTCTATAGTTCTGCCTATAAAATCAAAAATACCTTTTAAAGTATTACCTAATTCAGTCATTCTTTTAGTATCTCCTACAAACTTTGCAAAAGCTTCAATCATCTTACCGACAGGGCCTGCTAGTATACTACCTAAAGTATCCTTTAATCTTTCCATTGCAGCTTGAAACTTCTCTTGCATAGATGCTCTTCTTAGATCGGCTTGTTCTTGCAAGGTTAACTGTTCTTTGATTAACTTTTGACCTGCAGCAGTTTTCATTAATTCACCGTATCTTTCTTGTAATGATTGTCCTTCTTTTGCTCCTAAGATATTTGCCTGTTTTTGTGCTAGGAGTTTCTTTGATAACTCTTCAACACTTAAACCTATTGCATCTGCTTCTGCTTTTCTTTGAATAACATTTTCACTCATGAATGAATCATAAGTTACCTGTTGATTATTTAATTCTTCCATTAACCCAGCAGTGTTACCCATCAAGGCAAGTTCTCTTGCTCTAGTTAAGTTAACCTGTCGCCCAGTTAAGACCTGTAATTCAAATTCTTTCTGTATACTTGTTTCAAAATCTAATAAAGACTCTCCTTGCTTACTAATATCATTTAACGTAGTACCTAATTTAGTAGCTCTAACTACTGCATTAGCTAATGCTTCAGTACTGCCTTTAAAATTAATAACAGTAGCAGCACTTGTCTTAGCAATACCATCTAATATTTGTTTATTAGTAAGAGCTAATTTATTTCTTGAACCCTCTATAGCTCTACTAGCACTAATTGTAGCATAAGTCTGTTCTAAGGTCTGTCCATTCAATGCAGACTGTCTTGCTAGAACGGCCATATCTTCTGCTGATGCACCAATTCTCTTCTGTATTAATGTAGCAGATTCAGCAAACTGAGCTGTGCTTGGAACTAAGTACCCTACCGTGTTAGAAAGTTCTGTAAAAGTCTTAGCAAGATCTTTACCGGTTAATCCTGCATTAGCAGAAGTATTAGCTATTTGAGTAAATTCTTTCGTGAGACGTTCTCCTTGATCGGCACTTGTACCTAAGTTTTTAGCGAGATCAAAAGCTTTTTGATTTAGCTGTAAAACTGAATCAACGATAAATTTTAAAGCAGGTATTATTAAACCTATCATGGACATACCTGCGCTCTTAAAAAAAGTATCAAAACCTGCGCCATAAATTTTCAACTTACTAGAGCCTTTATCAGCTTCTTCTCTCATTTTTTTGAGAATCTCTTCTGCTTTGACGAATTGACCGAGGATAGGTATCTTTGCAATTCCTGTTAATAAACCGCCAATACCGCTAGGCCCTAGAAGCTCTTCAAATCTTATAACTTTATTTAACTGCTTTTGAAGCGCTTCATCTTGTTTATTTAACGTCTTTAGTAGGTCGTCCTGAAGTTTTTTCATCTGAGAAGTTACTGTTATACCTTCGCTTCGTAATTCTTCTATAAGACTCATTACTGATCTCTTTCTTTCTTCTACTACTCTGATTTGCTCTTGTACTTTTACCTGAGTAGTTAAACTCTTTCCTATTCCTTTTTCACTATCTGATAAAGCCTTAGTAAGTTTAAGGCTATCTGTAATCTCTCTATTTAAATCTCTACCAATACTCTTTACAATATTCTTAGAAACATCATCCCAGTCTTGTATTTCTTCATTAATCTTATTTAACAGCCCAAAGCTTATATCTCTAAGGGTATTTCGCATCTCTGAGTATTCTTTATTTAAATCCTCAGCATTTTTAATATCATCTCTGCTAGGTCCGCCAGTTCCTGCAGGATCTGCCATATAAAATTTATTGAATAGCTTCATGTATATAAATAGAGAAAATGCCTATTTCTTAGACACTTTGCTCGTATAGGTAGGTTTTTGATCAGGAATTCCGGGTTTTGCAAGAGGCTTGTTAGCTGTCACTATTTGACTCTTTCCCTGCCCTTTTTCATATTCCTCTTGTTCTCTCTTATAGAAGTCATTAATCTGATTAAAGGTAAACTTGCGTAACCATATAGGCATATTATAGATTGTATTCCAATCATATCCGCCTTTGCCGAAAAACACTATTTCGTGAATTTGAGTAAAAATAGAGGCTCTATACTCAGGCGTTAGGGTAAAAAAAGGAAACTCCTAACGGTAAATCTACACCCTCCTGTGTGTAGCCGTCGGAACCGACGAATGTAAAAGTTAGGTCTAAATCTGGACTTATCTTCTTTATATGCTCTCTTAAGGCTCTAGCATCTGATGCAAGTAAGTAGTTATCTACAAAATCTCTAACAGTTTTTCTATCTCTTTCTCCGTTTACTGCAATAATAGCTTGTTTTAATCTAGTTGTAACCTCGCCTGATATATTAATTTTCTTAAGGCCTTTTAATTCATCTTCTATTGCTCTTTCATCTCTATGGGTAAGCATTTTAAAGGTTACTTCATTCTTAGATTGAGGTAAAGTAAAAGTAAATTCGTTGATATTCTGTAATACGCTATAATCTATAGCTTTATTCTTTATTTCTGCTAAATCAATTGTAATTATTTCGTCTTCGCCTGTAGTAGGATGTGGATACTTAATTTGATAGTCTTTACCGTAGCCTAAAATACGTGCTGCAATTAAAATAGCGTTTTTATCTCCGATACATAAATCATCATAGTCTATTTTTGATACTATGAGGGATTTTAAAAGCTTATCAAACACTACTCCTGAACGAATATAGTTTTGATTTGATAGAATATCTTCTTCTTTAGCAGTCATGTATTTCATTTCTACTACTCCGGAAGATAAAGGGTTTTCTGTGGGGTAAATAAGTCCTTTTGAAGGAAGTTCGACAGACTCTGTTGGGAGCTTCATTTTTTCATTATCCATAATCTTAATTTAGTTATATATTAATAAATATATACCGGTTGAGTTTTTTAGTGTGCTGCAATATATACTACATATGCAAAAGCTGCAATAAAATGCCAACGGATATTCAGTATACGCATCTTATTGACAAGGAAGTCTACTTTCGAAAAGAAACCTCCGAATCCCCCTTCATACTTAGGGAAAACATCTAGTATAGTGTCTTCTACTATTACGAAAAACCAGGTAATAGTAAATCTGATCAGTCTTAATGTAAAAATTGCTAGAATAAATCCTACAAAGTACATTAATAAATTTTCTTGTGTCATAACTTTTATTTTATACCTAAATATACGTGTTTTTTATGTATTTTCCAACTTTATTTATAGTAAATCTTAAATCCTTTTTTCATTACTCCCGGATGTTTAGTTAGTCTGAAGCTGATAGTAGGTTGAGGTAGGTCGACTAATAGGGCTAGTTGAGAAGCACTCCCTGCTTCTGTAATTCTTCCGTTTTCAGTCTCGTAGATTACGGTTCCTTTACTAGCATTTGCTTCTAGACCTACTTTACCGGTCTGTCTTTCTTTCACTGCTTTAGCTAATCTTTCTTTACCTTCCCTTGATATAGGAGACTTCATTCCCTTGTGTACTCTACTGCTATTGTTTGTATTACCTTTTTGAGCTTGTGCTATTTTTTGTTTATGCTCTTCAGTTTTCTTTCTAGACCATAGATGTGCTAAAATTAATCTAGCTTCAGCATAATCGTCAGCTGTTAATTTCCTTTGTTTATCGTAAGCTAATCTATGAAATGCCCAAAGCATTTTCTGCCCGTATACTTTATGCCTTCCTAATTGTTCGGCTAAAATCCTATGGCATTCATAGTGTTCTTGCGGGGTAAGCAGTATAGTACTAGATTGTTTATTAAAACTTTTAGGTATAATGTGATGTGCTTCGTAGTAGACTTCGCCTTTTACTCTTTTTTCAGATAAGGCTTCTCGAATAATTTGAAAATACTCTTTTAACATAAAAAAACTCCTTTCTAATAAATAGTAAGGAGTCTTTAAAAAGTAGTAGTTGAGTACTCAATAATTTAATATGCAATAATCCATTCCTATACCTAATTCAATTGTGATTGCATCTTGGTTAGACCAGTCATAAGAACCGAAGTTTGATGTCTTAATGAAAGCACCTTTAATAATCCACTCTGATACCACATCGCCTACTGGACCTAAGATTGATAAGTTCAAATCTTTCTTATAAAAGTCAGAATACCCGTCACGTCCTGTAACAGACTCATGTGATAAACGAATCCACTCCATTACTGCTTGTTGACCTGAAGGAGAAATTGGGTTATATAAGTTTAAAGTCATATCCTGCCACTCAGCCTTTCCTTTAATCTTGCGGTAAACGTTAATATGGTCGATTTTAACTTCGTTTAGGTTTACGTTTGGTGCAGTTGCACTCTTGATCATGAAAGATGGAATACCATCAATATACATTATAAATCGGTTCTGAACGGTAGGTTCAAAAGCGGTAAACATTATTTCGTTGGGATCGAGCACCGGCATATTATTCTAATTTAATTCTTTTATAAATATCTATTAATACGAAACTTATTTTTTCAGTTTTTTCTTTTTAACTGATTCTTCAATTTTCTCTTCAGCAGTCATAGTCTCCATTTCTTTCATCTTCTTCTCTTTCAAACCTGGCATTGCAGGTGCTTTGTAAGCTGGATTTCCTGGTTTTGCTGGCGGTACTTTAGGTAATGCAGGGGCTCCTGGTTGACCTTTATCTTCAATATTCTTAGTATTCTGTGTAAGTATAGTAAGTGCTTTTTGAAGTGCAAGAGCTGTTTCGCCTTCAGGAGCTTTATTTACTATTAAGTCTAATATTGATTGAATAGTTTTTATTTCTTGTCCAGATAAACCTGATGTGCTTTTCACTGCTTGGCCTTTCTTGATCATATCTGCACCTAATCTAGAGGCACTATTACCAGTTGGCGTAGGAGCTGCTTCTTTTTTACCATTTTGATGCCAATTATCATCATCTACAACTACTCCGCCTGGTCCGATATTTGCTGGATCTAAACCTTCAGTCTTCTCTTTATCAGTCTTTTGAACTTCAGGAGATGATTTTTGAGCCTTACTTTCTTTAGGGGCTTTAGGTGTTTTTACAACCTCTGTATAAGCGCCACCGCCATTAACTTTAGCTTCAGCAAGAATTTCTCTAGTTAAAGATTCAAATAAATTCTTAGATAAACGAAGTCTAATTTTTGTATTGTTGTTCATCGAACGAGTGTTTTATAGTTTATTACCCAAAGGTTACGCCAGTTGGTAAGATGTTGAATGTTAATTGGATAAATTCCGCTGTTCTAGTTGGTTGCAAGTAAATTGCACCTACAAGTAAGTTTCTATCGATAACATCTGGTGTGTTATTGGTTTCATCCATTACCACTCTGAATGCATACAAACCTTGTCTTTGTTGTACGTAATCTAAGTAAGGATTAACTTGAGATAAGAATCTATTTCTAGTTACAGCTGTATTTTGTTCAAATACTAATGTCTCAGCAATTTGACCAATGTAACTCTTCAAGGCAATTAATAAACGTCTTACATTTACGCGATCTAAAGCAGAAGCTTGAGCTTGTAAAGTCTTTTGTCCGTATACTACTGTACCTTGACCTGGGAATACTGCAATTGGGTTAACCTTTGCACTATATAAAGTATTTCTATCTGCTACTGTTAAGCGTCTTTCTGGTTGAATTACTGTTGGTAAACCTCCTCTGTTAAGACCTGCAGGTGCAAACCATTCGGCAGATACTTTATCATTGTACTCATAAACGGCAGGGATGATAGTAGAAGCAGGTACGAAATTCAACTTACCAGTTTCTATTGATCTAATTTGAACCCATGGCCAATATGTAGCACCATATGAATTATCGTAAGTTTGAGCTGCTGAAGTTACTTGAGATATTGGTTGGTTATAAGTAACCATATCAACTACTGCAATAGCATCACCTCTGTTTTGTACTGTGCTTAATATACCGCTAATTTGACTAGGTGAGTTTTGATAAGTAATACCTGGAGCATATAATGCGTTGTAAGCATATGCATCTGTATTAGCTAGTAAGCTAATTGCGATATCGTAATCAGTAGCAAATAATCCTTGTACGTTATTAGTATTTGAAGTAGCTGCTACTGCTTTAATATTTTCGTACATATTTAATGAAGCCGATGTACTAAAATCTGCATTTAAGCAGCCATATAAAGCACCTGTAGCACCGCCAAATGAACCATTTACTGAACCACTACCTGCTGCTGGTAAAGAAGCTGTGTAGTAAGCATATGGTTGACCTTGTGGGTTTAAGTAATTTGGAGTTGGAGTATATACATTAGAAACTCTTACGTAATTTGAAGCATTAACATAAGAGCCTGAAATTTGAATGTAATAAGCACCGCCATCACTTGTTACGTTTTGAGCTTGATCTCCTAATACGTAAGCAATATAGTTATTTTGGTTTGGATCCATTGACAGATTAGACCAAGTTTCTACTACGCTCTTATTTGTAGTGTAGTCGTTACCTTGTCTAATTAATAAAGTGAATAA